TTTTCGTTAATAGCAAAAAACTTAAAAGGAACAGTTAAAACAAAAAAATATAAATTTGAGGAGGTCATATAAAATGGAACAATCAAGATGGCAGAGTCCAATATTTTGGAGTGCTGTAGTAGCGCAAATTATTTCATTAGGTCAGGTATCAGGATTATGGGCAAAGTATGGTGTTGATACTGGTATGATAGGAGATATAGTAGCAGGAGCATTGCAACTAGGTGTATTGTTCGGCTTGCTAAATAATCCAACCTCAAAAGACAGCTTCTAGTATCATTTCGCTTATATGGGAGATATGATAAAAGCCACTCTTTATTGGGTGGCTTAAAGCTTTATTTATTAATAAGATTCAATTTATGTTTAAATGTAATTATTGCCCTTATGTGATCCCAATCAGAAAAAATACCAGAATCATATCTTTCTATTTCATTTTGGTATTCTTCTAATTCTTCATCTGTCATAAGTTCAAACCTTGCCACATCACTTGCAGAATACGTACGTAAATTTTTGGTGTATTTTTTAAATACGTTTATATCCATTCTTCTTACCTCCTATAGTTATACTAAGCTATATTTAAAGTAGTTCGCACTCTATTTTAGGCTCACAGGCGATACATCTATTTACTTTACATATAAGGCAGTAAGCAAGGCCAGTCTTAGTCATGAACACTTTGCAAGTCGCTGTTGAAATTCGCGTCGCCACGATCTGACCTATCTTCCTATCGGTTACTGCCTTACATATATAAGTATACTCTTATTATTCCACAATGTCAACAAAAACATATAATTAGTATAACAAACTTGACAATAGGTTATACTTCCTATATAATGTAATTAGGAGGTGGAATAATGAAATTTACAATAACTATTCACAATAAATCAGCAATTACAAAACTGGAATCAATGAAAAATAAGAAGGGTGAATATGTCAGTAGACTAATCGAAGAAAACATTAAATATGAAGAATTGCAAAAACGTATTGAAAAATTGGAGGGGAAGAAAAATGATTAAATGGACAGATGGCACAAGTTACAGTAAAAGTGAAAAAGAAAGAATACCTAGAGTGTGGAGGGCCAAAATAAAAACTATGGATATAATTATTCATAGAATACATGGTATTCCGGGATGGTACTTAACGTCAAGATACTTAAATATAAAAGACTATGCTTTGACATATGAAGATATTGAACAATGCAAAACTCGTGTTGAAGATATAGTCAAAAAATCTTTATATTCAAACATACGAGAAATGCAGGATATACTTGCAGAAATAGGTTAACAAACTACATGAGTAAAGGAGTGGAAAGAATGAGTGAACACCTAATACACATAAACCCACAAACTAAAGCAGTTGATATGATAGATATAAGAATGTACGAAGAGCTACAAACTCAATACGATAGGCTTAGCATAGCAAATAAACAAGACGAGCAAACACATAGAGAAATGTGGCAAGAACAAGAAGCCAAAATCGAAGCACTAAAGCAGGAAAACGATAAGTTGAAAGAAGCATTAAATGAATGTCTCGGGAGTGTAAATAATTCTGTGTATCAGATTTGCCATAGTCCTTCTTAGGCAAGTAGTTTCAGGTTTGCAAGGTTTACAGAATGTGTTTCTTTATCACCCTTACATTTTATAGTATTGCCAACTTTGTTAAGTTTTATACATAAACTTGATTAAAGTTGGCAATAATTATTTATACTGGATACTCTATGCATTTTCAAGGTTCGTTTTTCATTTTGTGGGGTCTAGCCCGTCCGGCAATGAGGACGAGCCCTTGAGGGCGGTGGGGGTGATCCTATTGGATGTAGTTTTCCAATCTTCCCGGATACTGGATTACTAACTGACTCAATACTCTATCCCAATTTTTATATCGCTGGGTCCACTTCTTCATTACATTCCTAGATGCAAGGTAAAGCATTTTCTCCAGAGAGTTATCCGAAGGGAACATGGTCTTTGACTTCGTAACCTTGCGATATTGTCGGTTCAGCCCTTCGATAATGTTAGTGGTATATATGATTTTTCGAACTTCCTCCGGAAACTTGTAAAAAGGACTCAGCACATCCCAGTTGTTCTCCCAACTCCTTATTGCGAAGGGATATTCTTTACCCCACTTATCTTTCAGTTCGTATAGCTTCTCTAATGCCATTTCTTCGTTAATGGCGTGATAAACATCCTTAAAGTCCTTGCTGAATGCTTTTACATCCTTATAAGATACGTACTTAAAGGAATTGCGAAGCTGATGAATTATGCAACGTTGCATTTCAGCTTTAGGGAAAGCCGCATGAATGGCCTCTTTAAACCCAGTTAGACCGTCCACACAGAATAGAAGCACATCCTGCACCCCTCTATTTTTGAGATCGTTCATAATTCCCAACCAGAACTTGGAGGACTCATTTTCACCAATCCATATTCCCAAAATATCCTTATTCCCATCCACGTTAACACCAAGAACAACATAAGCTGCACGGTTTAAAATATGTCCATCATCCCGTATTTTATAGTGTATAGCATCCATGAAAATGAAGGGATATACTGCTTCCAGAGGTCTTTGCTGCCATTCTTTGATTTCTGGAGCAATTCGGTCGGTAATCTTACTTACCATCTCAGCAGAAAGGCTAATCCCATATAGTTCTTGAACTTGATCTCCAATATCCCTAGTAGACATGCCTCTTGCATAGAGAGCTATAACCTTTTCCTCGATACCAGACACATCTCTCTGATACTTAGGTACGATTTTAGGCTCGAATTCTCCTTTCCGATCCCTAGGAACCTGAATTTGAACCTCTCCAAACTCACTCTTTAAAGTCTTTGGCGAGTGACCGTTTCGGCTATTATCAGTATACTTATTGCTACTGTCATCCTTAGCGTAACCCAGCTTCGCTTCAATCTCTGCTTCCAATAGTTCTTGAAGTATGTCTTTGAAAATATCCTTCAAATATCCACTCACATCGTTAACACTTTGAAAATTATTTCCTCGAACTAGTCCTTTTACTTGCTCTTTTGTTAATGTTGACATAAAAATCTCCTCCTCAGCATTCGTTATTCCTAATTCTTGCCAAGAAGGAGATCATTTAGGCATTCATACACAAGATTTTTTACATTCTCTGTCTCAATGATTTACGTTTAGAATTAGGAGATAGACTTTATAAGCATCATTATAAAAGATATAACGAATTAATAAAAGATCCGGATTAAACCGTCTCTTTTCCCTTCTCTAAATAATACGACTGCTCCGCTTCATCAATCTACAACCTTATACCAATCTGCTCATAAGCCGGGCACAAATCCACCTGGCTAATTTGCCTATCTGTTTTAATCATTCCCCGATACCCAAATAATGTTACTATGTATGTGTGGTTTTCTGCATAAGCAAATCTTACGCGGCCTAGATATTTTTTATATTGGACTAAATCACCATTGTTATAAAACATATTCCCTCCTACTTGTAAATTACGATAATGGCGGTCTCTATAATACAAATATACTAATCATTCCACAATATAGACACATCTTCTCCATCTACGTATATATTATGTATGAACTCTTTTAGTATACTTTTCCTCTCTGGTATGGCTTTACAATTTATAAACCTATCCCATGCATTAACAGCTTTTTGCATAAATAATTGTTTTGATTGGCTAGTATCTTTTGATTTAGATAGTGCGATTTGTTCTAGTTGACACTCTAGTTTATTCTTAATTTCTGCATATTCTTCAAGCGTAAACACTTTAGCAAGATAAGCAGCCTTAGACCGCTCTAATTCCTCCTTGGCTGCCTTGTGTTGTTGCTCTAATACATTGGATATGTCCACAAAATTAAACTGTCCTTTACCGTTTTTAATCTGTTTTATGTGGTATCTTATTATTTCTAATATTTTCTTTTCTAGTCTTGCTACGGAATAAAATTTATAATGGCCACACCTATTTTTAGAGTCTGAATGTGCGGCATTGTTACACACATAATAATACAGACTACTTTTCCTTTTACCTGTAAAACAAGTTTGCAGCCTAAACACTTTTTGACACCTTCCACATCTAAGAATACCGAGAAGTAAAAACTTTGCGTGGTTGGATCCACGATAACTTGTTTTCCATGTGCGATCTTTCATAAAATTATTTACAGAATCAAATGTATCCGTGTTAATTATAGGCTCATGTATCCCTGAATAGACTTGTTTATCGTATTCAATCTTGCCTATATATTTTATATTTCTAAGGATCCTGTTAACTGTAAAGTGCGCCCATTGTCCATTGACGGCAGATGGAATTTTATTGTCGTTTAACCATTGTGCAATTTTAGTAGAGCCCATACCTTCCTTGACATACATTTCAAATATTTTCTTTACTATTACAGCCTGATCTTTATTCACTACCATATCACCATTAACCAACTTATACCCATAAGGCACGCTACCATTGTGCAAGCCTTGTTTTGCCCTCTCAATGTGTCCTTTTTTAGTCTCCTGGGATAAGTTGCGAATAAAGTATTCAGCCATCAATTCATGGAGTCCGGATACAAAGAATCCCATAGGACTATTTTCAACAGGCTCTGTTATAGAAATGACATTTACGCCGCATTTTCTTAATTGGTTTTTAACCCTCTGGGATAGTTCAACCTTGCGTGCAAATCTGTCGTATTTGTGGACTAAAATAAGATTAAAAAGTTTCTTTTCAGCATCCTTTATCATTTGCTGAAATGCTGGCCTATTTTCACTTCCCCCACTTATGCCCTCGTCAACATATTGGTCATATATTTGTATGTCGTTTTT